ATTGCAAGCGGAATATCGTCCGGCTTTGCGTTGCTTTCGTCCTCAGTTCCGAACGCGGCGGATGGGGTGAACGGTTTTCTTTCCCTATCGGCATTCGAGGTCGCAGGGGTGGATGTTCCGGTGTCGACCGCAACCCGACAGGTAGAGGCGGTCAATCGCACGGCGCTTGGTGCGCTGATCCGTCGAACGGCGATTTCGGCAGCGGCGGAGCTTCTGCCGAACTACACGTTCGTTTCATATGATCAGGCGGCTGAAATAACCGGCCAGTTTCTTGATGTCATCGACCGGGAAATGGATCGCGCGGGCGGGAATGTCGCCGGTGAAAGTGACGCCGGTGTGTTTTCCGCGTTGGCCTCGGTCCGAACGTCTGTGGTCGATTACACGCGCGAGGCTGGGGCGGGCAAGGCAAAGACAATAACCGACATGCCTTGGCTGACCGAGCCATCGGTCGTTACGGCACATCGCCTGTATGGTGATGCGCGCCGTGCGTCTGAAATCGTTACGCGCAACGGTATTGCGCATCCGAACATGGTCCCGTCTTGGGCGCCGATTGAGGTTCTTGATGGTTGATGCACCTGAAATCGAGCTGGATGGCAAGATTTACGACGACTGGCAAAAATGCTCGTTCAATTTTTCGATCAGCGATATTGCCAATTCCTTTGCATTGACTACACCGGATTTCACACCGGACCACGGCGAAGATTTGGCCGTAAAGGCCCGGTTTGGTGATCACGAATTGCTGACTGGCTGGCTTGAGGAAATCGACAATTCGACCGTGCCTGATCAAGAAGGGACCCGGCTGAGCGGGCGATCAAAGGCGGGTGATCTGGTCGATTGTTCGGCGATCGTACCGGGTGGGGAATATCATAACCTTTCGCTGCTTGAGGCTTGTGCCGATCTTTGCAAGCCATTTGGTATCGCGGTGTCGGCGCTTGTTGATGTTGGCGATCGGTTTGATCGGATCAAGATCGAACAAGGCGAGGAAGTCAGTCAGGTGATTGACCGGATATGCCGCGAGCGTGGCCTGATGGCTTGGTCGGTGGGGTCTGGCGATATCGTTCTTGGTCGTCCGGGTTTCGCGCGGGCTCAAACGGATCTTCGGTACCGATATACGGGGTCCGGTCAGCTTCGAAGCGATAACAACATTATCGAGTTGTCGGCCAAACTGACCAAAGCCAACCGGCATTCGAAGCTGATCATGCGGTCGCAGGGGCAAACCAGTGATGATGATTTTGGTATTGCCGCCGCCCAGTCCGAGGCCGCGGCGGTCGATGACGCGGTTCGTCGGTATCGGCCCAAGGTCCTGACAAGCGATGGGGCCGGGTCGTCCGATCAGCTTCGTCAGCGTGTTAATTGGGAAATGGCACGCCGGATCGGTAAATCAACCGCCATCACGTATCAATGCGAAGGTTGGCAACAGGTTCCGGGCGGGGACATCTGGCGCCCAGGTTTGCTGGTTGCCGTCGAAGATCAGAAAAACAAAATCGCCGAGGAAATGCTGATCGTTTCGGTGGGGCTGACGCTTGATGAAGACAAGGGCGGTTATCGCACATCCCTGTCGGTTGAGCCGCCCGCTGCTTGGGTGCCAAAGCCGAACTTTGAAAAGGTTGACGGGGATGCGCAATATGCGGCACTTCGCCGCGCGGTAAGGGGTTAATTGCATGTCTGATGGCCTGTTTCAGCGGCTTTCGCGTCGCGTGGAAAACATGCTCTTTCGGGCGGTTATTCGGTATGCCAAGCAGACCAGCCGGGGCGGGGCGATCATTGCACAGGTCGCGGGGCGATCCGGTGACACGCTTGATGATGTGGTTGTTTTCGAGGGTTATGGGTTTAGCCATCGGCCCCTGCCTGCTGATGCGAATGGGCAGGGTGCGGACACGATCGTATTGCAGCTAGAGCGCAATATGGCTGTCGCCCTGCCGCCAATGGATCGTCGTCACCGGTCGAAGTCTGGTGTCGTCGAGCCGGGTGAGGTCGGTCTTTATGATGATCAGGGGCAGCGCATAACCCTTAAAAGAGGTCGTAAAATCATAATTGATGGGGCTGATTTCCTTGATGTGTTGATCGCGACAAAGGTGCTGGTTGATTGCCCGGATGTTGAATTCACCGGAAATGTGAAAATTGGTGGCAACCTAGAAGTTGCCGGATCAACCGTCGTTGGTGGCGACATCACCGATCAGGCCGCATCCGGTAATGCGCGAACCGTCGCGGGTATGCGCGAGGTTTATAACGATCACAACCATCCTGAAAACGACAATAACGGTCCAACCGACCCGCCTAATCAGGGGATGTAACTATGTCCAATCTGCATACCGACATGGCGATCCGTTATGACACGGATCGGCGCCGGTTCGACCTGGCTTTGTTAACAGGTGAAACGCCGACCATTCAAACCGATCACGGTTTGGAAACCGCCGTCAACGCGGCCCTCTTTACCGATGGTCGCGCCCGCGAAGATGATGTTTTGCCAGACGGGACAGATCGTCGTGGTTTCTGGGGCGAGGCTTGGCCGTCCGTCGGTGGCTTCAAATTAGGGTCGCGCCTGTGGCTTCTGGATCGCGAAATCATCACCAGTCAGACGGTTGCGCGTGTTCGGGAATATGGCACTGAGGCATTGCAGTTTTTAACGAAAATCGGTGTCGCGCAGTCCGCCGTGTTTGATGCCGTTCGGGATCGTAATGCGGGCCGGTGGGTGATCTCTGGCCATGCGGTAATCAAGCGGCCCACGGGGCAGATTTTTGAGCGGCGCTATGCTGATATTTGGCAGTGGATGGATCGCAATTCATGAACAAGTTGACCGGTTTCACAGTCCCGACCTTTGAGGCCCTTCGCGGGCAATCCGGGTCACATTACGAGGCGCGTCTGGGGCAGGGCGTCACGCTCGGACAGGGGCCGGTTGCCGTCATGCCATACATCGATGGCATGCTGGCGAACGGCGCTTATGGCTACCTTGATCATATTGCATCTCAGACGATGGTTCTCTGGGCGACGGGTGAAAATCTGGATGGTCACGGTTTTACATTTGACGTGAAACGTATTCAGGCATCTCGCGCGACGGGCAATGTCATCTTTAGTGGAGTTGCCGGGGCGGGTATTGATGCCAATCAGGTGCTTCGGGATTCGGCTGGTGTCGAGTTCAAGGTGATTGATGGTGTGGTTCTGGATGAAGCCGGTCAGGCTGTTGCGAATGTGAAAGCTTCCGTTCCGGGTGCTAACGGAAACCTTCTTGAAGGGGCTTCCCTTACCCTCGTTAACCCGGTTGATGGTGTTGATCCGGTTGCGACCGTTGCTGCTGGTGGTTTTGCGGGAGGGGCGGATAAGGAAAAGGACGGGCGCCCGGGTGTTATCGAGCACTATCGGGAAAGAATTCTAAAAGAAATTTCCATGCCGCCGCATGGCGGTGCCGGTGGCGATTATGAAAAATGGGCCAAGGAAGTTCCCGGCGTTACCCGTGTTTGGGTTGCGCGCCGCGAAATGGGCATGGGGACGGTCACTGTTCGCTTCATGATGGATGTTCTGCGGGCGTCCGATGGTGGTATTCCAACGGCGGCTGATGTTGCGCTGGTTCAATCCTATATTGATGCGCGCCGTCCAACCACTGCCGATGTTTATGTTGTGGCGCCTATTCCGAAGTCGCTGGCGATTACTATCATGGGGCTTGATCCGGATACGCCTGCGGTTCGCAGTTCAATAACCGCCGAGCTTCTTGACATGATCTTCCGTCGTGGTCAGCCCGGGGTGACTTTAAGTCGAAGCTGGATCACTGAAGCAATTGCGATTTCTGCAGGTGAGGGGCGGCACAAGGTTACTGCTCCTGCCGACGATGTGGCACATGCGATCGGCGAAATCCCGGTCCTTGGGGTGGTCAGTTATGATTGATGACAGGCTTGAGGCTTATGCCGATATTGTCGCATCGGCCATGCCCCCGGGTGCAGCTTGGCAGGGGTTTCGCGATTACGATGGGGTTGGCCGGGATTTCCTGCGTGCCAAGTGTTCGACATGGGTTGAAGTTGATCTGGCTGCTGACCGCTTGGTCATTGAAAGCCAGCCTGCGCGCGCCATCGAAATGCTGGCCGATCACGAAACTCAGGTCGGCCTGCCCGATTGTTGCTTCCAAACATCTGGCCTGCCGATCGAGGATCGCCGTGCTGCGGTTCTGACACGCTATCGGGCGCGTGGTGGTCAAAGCCTGGGCTACTTCATCGGGCTTGCCGAAACTCTCGGATATCAGACGGCAATTGTCGAATATCGTCCGTTCATGGTTGGCATAAGCCAGGTGGGCGGTGCCAATACATCGGGAAACAAAGACAGCGTGCGCTATGACATGCTGGGCGCGACTGCTGATATGCGGGCGTGGTGGCGTATGCGCGTGCTGGGGCCGCGGGTGACGTGGTTCCGGGTCGGTGTCTCGACATTGGGTCAGGACCCGCTTGCGCGAATATCGCGCGCAGAAGATTTGGAATGTCTCTTGGGTCGGTACATGCCGGCCCATTCTTTTTTGACCATGTCTTATGAAGGTGAGTGATGCAGTATCAGCCGCCAGTTAATGGCAATCTTGCCGATCCCAATCGTCCTTACGTCAACCCGGACCCGTCAAACAGTATAGAGGGTTCTGTTCCGCCTGCGGAGGCGATTGAGCATCCGATGCGCGAGATTGTTGAGGTGATTACCTATTTCCTCGGCACCGACGCAAACCCGCTACCGGCGACCGAGGCTGATCTTCAGCAATTGCGCAAGGCGATCCAGCAGGCGGTTACGGATGGCACAAGCGATGCCTTGCGTCGCACTGTCTCAGCGACCCTTGGTGCTGGCTTCTGGACTATCCGCGTTCCGGCAACTCTTGCTGCAGGTGAAGTGTCGTTCAATCCGGCCCTTGGTAACCGCTTCACCCTGACCGCGACCGAGGCCCTGACCATCACGGCACCCGACCCGATGCCTGCCGGTGGTTCGGCGCGGTTGGAACTGACGATGGATGCTGTTGGAAATCACGGGATTGCTTGGGGGCCGGAATTCCGCATCAACAACGGTGCGATCAACAGCGAGCCGAACGCGGTCAACCTGATCCATATGGAATTCAGTGGTGCCGTGATTGACGTGCATATCACCCAGCGGGCGGAGGCGTAATCAATGTCGATCCTTTTTGACAATCCGCCCCCGGCAATCGGCTGTGGCGACCCCGGTGATCCGATTGATTTTGCATGTCTGTTTAATGGTTCATCGGCGACACCTGCCTATTTGCGTCGCGCGCCCGGCACCGCATCGCCGATCTATAAAATCGCAATTTCGGTGTGGGCCAAAACTGTTTTTTTCGGCGGTTCTGTCGGGCCGTTTCTCACCGCAGGGCTTTCCTCTGCTGCTTCACAATGGGTCATGTCAAACAACATCGGTCGGGGTGATGGCGGCGTCACCAATACAGCATCAATTGCACCATCGCATCGTGACCCGGCAGGTTGGGGCCACTACCTGATCAAGGCGAACGTAACGCCTGGAACCGCACTTGCTGACCGTGCAGCTTTCACGGCGAACGGGGTCACATTCACTCTCGCGTCGAACCTGATGGATGATGGCGTAGCATTGCGGCTTCTTGACCCGCAGTACTGGCAGGCTATCGGCGCAAAATTTGAATTCAAGCGGTTCCCTGATTGATGGGAACCAAAGCGTCTATGTCTCAGAGTTTATCGCGATTACGGGTGATGCTGTCGATGCCGTATCCGCTTACGATTTCGGCTACTTCAATTCTGATGGGGATTGGGTGCCTAAAGCCTTTTACGGCAAGGGGCTTGGTGCGGCTGTTTATGGAGCCAACGGTTGCCACCTCGATTTCGGTGATGCACTGGACCTTGGCAAAGATGTGTCCGGCAATGGCAACCATTTCACAGCCGTTGGCCTGACGGTCGATAATCAGTTCACGGATACCCCGACGAACAATTTCGCCGTTGGCAACCCGCTGGATGCGCCCACGCCAGCCGGGAGGATTTTGTCGGAAGGTAACACAGCGTGGCAGCCCGCGCATAATCCGGGTGAAGGGCATATTGCCGCATCCATGCTAATCCCGGCTGGAAAATATTACTGGGAGGTTCTGGTCGAGATTGGCGCACCATTCTCACCCAGCACCATTGTTCCAGCTATCGGTTTCGCACATCGTTCTGTGGCTGTTAACGAAGCTAATGGGGCTGCCAATGGGCTTTTCCACTATCATTCTAATGGCAATCTTGTTGCCAATCCATGGGGCACCGACAGTGGGTATCCGTCGTGGACTGTTGATGATGTTGTCTCGGTTGCGATTGACCGGGAAACCGGGGATTGCTGGTTTGCCAAAAACGGGGTCTGGATTTCCGGTGATCCGGTGGCTGGTACCGATCCGGCCTTTACCATCCCGGCAGACTGGCTTGACGGATTGCGGGCGTCTGTGCAGGACAGTGCGGCAAGCGGTGCAATCAAGGCAAAGGTCAATTTCGGTCAGTTCGCCTTTGACTATCCGGTGCCGGATGGCTTTCGGACGTTATCCACATCGGGTATGCCGTGCCCGGATATTATGAACCCGGATGATTATGTCACGACCCGCGAACGGGCTGGCGGTGCAGATATCACAGACCTGCCTTGGAACCCGACCATCGGCAAAACCTTCCATATGGCAAAGCGCCTTGATGGTGTTTCGAACTTCCGGGTTTCCTGCACTGTCTTGGGCGACAATCTTGCGATCAATTGCAATGTTGGCGGTGCCGAGGTCGCAAGCAGCCTTTCCTTCACGGCGGGCGGCATTTCGGTTGGTGCGGATGCGGAATATCAGGGGCAGGTTTTGCACCAATTCTGGCGGGCCAGCCCCAAGGCCGGTGCGGATTTTGTGGTAGTCGAACACGTCAACGGGACACCCACCGTCTTTGCGCAGGCCACTGGCGGGCTTTTCGACTATGCCGAGGTTTATCCGCTATCGGGTGGCAACATCCGGGTATTCCACAAGGATATGGCCGCAGGTGCGTATCTGATCCTCAATGACAAGGGGACCACCACCGATGCGGGCTGGCTCACCCGCACGGCCAACACGGGTACGCTTGGCGCGCAAATGGCATCCGGTCGATACCTGATCCGCATGCATCGCATAGTGCCGCAATTCTGTGCTGTGACCAGCGGCAAGGGCACTGGTGTTGTCGATGGCATGTTCGTTCCAATGGATTTCGAACCGCGCATCTTCGTCGGCAAGGACGCATCGGACGGACTTTATAACTGGGCGATGTATTGCTCCGATATTTCATCGGGCAACCCGGTTTCCGATGCCTTGCGGTTCAACCTTGATACCGCCGTCGTTTCCGCTGTTCCCGTCGATATGAACAGCAGCGGCGGGAAGGCGCGAAACGCCGACAATTTCATCAACAAGCTGAACGCCACATACCGGTGCATTGCGTGGGCCAAAACGCCCGGCAAGTTCGCACGTGCGCGATAATCAGGAGACAGACCATGACTGCGCTTTATGCGATTTGTGACGATCAGTGGGCTTTGGTCAAAACGGCCAGCAGCCCGATGGGCCTCAAGGCAGAAACCGGCAAAACCTACAGCAATGCCGCCTTGGCATCGGTCGAGGATTTGCGGGACAACTTCGTTCTGGTGATTGATCAGGGCACCAAGCCCGATCAGGAATGGCAGACGGTGATCGGCAACCCGACCGTTGTGATTGATGGTGATCCAGAAGCCCCGGAAACGATGACCGCCACACTGCAATATTCCACCCAGCCGATCAGCCTTGAAGCGGCGAAGGCGAAGCTGAAAGAGCGGGCCAAGAAGTGCAAATTTGAACGCATGGATGCTGGTGTCGAGTTCGAGCTTGGCGGGACGACATACGTTGCCCAGACAGACAGCGAAAGCCGGGCTTTGCTGATGGCCGTTTACTTCAATGCTCTTGCGGGTGGCCTGCCTGACGGACGCAATTGGCGGTTCCGCGACAATTCCTATCCCCATCTAACCAGCGCGGAAATCATCGCGTTGGGCGAAGCTGTCAACGTGATGGTCGCCGCCTGTTTCGACCAGCAGGCTGCACATGATGCGGCGATTGATGCGCTGCCCGATCTGGATGCCTGCAAGGCATATAATTGTGCGACCGGGTATCCGGCGGAGCCTGATATTACTGTCGTTCCTGAAATCTAGTTGCCTCAATCACGCCCGTTTCAGTCAGTCGCCAATCGGCGGCTTTTTTTATGCCTGAATGGTAGGGGGTGCCGGCATGGACAAGCCGCCGCACGAGTTTGAGCCACAATGGCTCGTGGCGTTAAAGCTTTGGTGGCCAGTAGCGGGGCTGACGATCTACGCCCGCATTCTTTGGCACCGGAACCTTGTTGCAAAAGGGTTTCGACGTTTTTGGGGGCGAGAGCTTTTGTGGGAGCTGGTCACCGCGGGGTTCTGTTTCGCCATTTCAATGGGGATCGCCGATTACTTCGATCTCAGCATAACCGGCGCTTGTGCGGTCGGCACCTTCATCGGGTGGCTCGGTCCAAAGGGGCTGCAAGCCTTTCTGTTGGGCGCAATCAAATCAGGAAATTCGAAAGGGGTCTGACATGGATCAGATTGCATATGTGGCGCCGTCCATCGCGGCGGCGTCGGTTGTTCAACTCGTTCTGGCGCTGATTGCGTTTGTCATCGTGCGCTGGGTTCTCAAATGGCTCGACCGGATCATCGATTTTGATTTCAAAGGGTGGATTTCCAATGCGAATGACAATGCTGTGTCTAATTATCTTGGTTACCGGATTCTGGCCGTCTGCATCTTGGTCGGGCTTATTGTTTCCGGATCGCTTTGATCATGAATTCCGCCAGCACGCGGGGCGTTACCTGCCCGGGCTTGATTGGCGTCTCCTGAAAGCCCAGTGCTATCAGGAAAGTCTTTTGCGCCCGGATGCGGTTTCGCCCGTGGGTGCGCAGGGGCTTTGTCAATTCATGCCCGGGACGTGGCGACAGGTTTCCGGGCAGATCGATCTGCCGCCCAATGCATCGGCCTTCATGCCGCAGCTCTCGATCCGGGCTGCGGCGTTTTATATGGCGGGGCTTCGCGGTCAGTGGTCGGCAAAGCGGCCTGAATGGGATCGGCATAGCCTGGCGCTGGCCAGTTACAATGCCGGTCTGGGGCATCTTCTTTCGGCGCAGCGGGCATGTGGCGGTCCGTCGCTTTATCCGGAAATCATCGCATGTCTGCCCGATATCACCGGGCGGCATTCGCGTGAAACCATCACCTATGTTGACCGCATTTGGGGCTGGTACCGGCAAATGATCGGGGGTGGGTGATGCGAAATATCTTCAAGCTTGTGGCGGGTGCCTTCACCGGCGGCGGCATGATGTGGTGGTTCGTCGTGGGCGGGGTGGGATTGCTGTTTGCTGCGGTCAGTGTGCAGACCATTCGCCTTGATGGTGCGCAGGCGCGGATCGAGGCGGAGCAAATGCGGTCGGTGCGATGGCGTGATGCCAGTATCGAAAACATGGAAACGATCAATCGGTTGCGGTTGGCCGGTGCCCGGATTGAGCGGGCATTGGCCGACGAACGTGTCCGGCGATCCGGGGCGGAAGCCCGGTATCGCACTTTGATGGAGGGGGTGAATGATGCGCCGAATGATGGTTGTGTCGGGCCTGCTGTGGGTGGTCTTTTTGACAGGTTGCGGGACGACGCCAGAGCCGATCCGGACAACGGAATATATCTCGGCAACGGTACCGGGGGCCTTAACCGCCTGCAAGCCCGTTCCGGCGATCCCTGATCCGCCGGTTACCGATAAAAAGGTTGGCCGGTATATCGTCGATCTGATCGATGCGCATGATGATTGCTATGGCAAAAACCGCAAGATCGGCGCGTTGTTCGGCCCGGATATACATTCCGGCCCGTAAATCGTGAATATGTTCCTATTTTAAGAACATATATTGAACATATTGGGCGGTCTCCTATATCCTGTGCATCCAGAATGGAGGCCCTTGGATATGAGCGATCGCCCTTTTTTGTCTTGGGTTGAACAGTTTCAACAGTTTGCGACTGATTTCGAAATCTATCTGGCCGAGTTTCCCGAGAATGGCTGGTATCGGCGGTATCTGGATGATTACCGCCGCCTGTTTGATGCGATCTTGGCAGGTGAAAATTTCCATCCGCAGCGCCAGCCATATCAGTCAGTCCATGCGGCTGTCGTGCTGATGCTTGATGGTCGCAAGAAGCTGACGCCGCTGCAGCGGCGGTTGAAAAAGGGGTTGCTGGTCCGTTGGCAAAGATTACATAATTCCGCAGGGATACGTGGCCGCGAAGGATTGGACAAAGGTGGCCCGAGCTTTTGGAGCGGATGCAAGGCATGTGCGGGCGTTACTCACACGAAATGACTTGGGCCGAGATATACGCGCATTCGGGTTTGCTGTTCCCGTCTCCTGAAAAGGACCCGGAACCGAACTATAACACCGCTCCGACCCATTATTGCCCGGTGGTGCTTTCCGATGGTTCGAATATATGGGGTGAATATGCCTTTTGGGGTTTTATCCCGCCGTGGTTTGACAAGGACCTGTCTGATAAAAAGTTCAATACCATCAATGCCCGGATCGAGGATGTGACGCAAAAGGCGACATATCGCGGATCGATCCAGCGTCATCGCTGTCTTGTCCCGGCGACCTGCTTTTACGAATGGCAAACGGCGGGACGCGCGGAGGGCGAAAAGGGTAAAAAGCAGGCTTATGCGATCGGTGTTGCTGGCAAGGATGACGGGGTTTCGTCCTTCATGATGGCCGGTGTCTGGTCTCATTGGGTCGGCACGCTCAAGGCCGAGCGGTTTGAAGCCTATACCTTTGCTTTGCTGACCCGCGAAGCTGGACCCAAGATGGGTGAAATCCACCATCGCGAACCTGCGATCCTGATCGATGATGAAATCGGTACCTGGCTTAGTGCCCCGCTTGATGAAGCCCTTTCAAAACTGACGGTTCCATTGCCGTCGCAGCTTTTGCGGTTTCACAAGGTTTCAGACCGTGTTGGTTCCGTCCGGAACAATGACGCGGATCTGATGCGACCGGTTGATGACCGTCCGCAACAAGGAAGCCTGTTCTAGGCTTCCTATTCCCAATCACGCCCAATAGATACCCTCGTTACGTGCGGGGGTCGGGTATTTCTGTTATTTAGTATTGTTGAATATGTAGGGGTTCCTCGCTACCATTATGCCTTTAAGTGGGAGGAGCGGGTGCCATATTTCAACTCAACGGCAATTAGCCGAGCCGAGTACGATGAGCCGACGCAGGTGCTGCAATTGTGGTTTGTCGATAGTGGTGGGCCGTATAGCTACTACCGGGTCCCGAAATGGATATTTGACGGGCTGTGTCAGGCTCGTTCAAAAGGTGGGTACTACAACCGGTATATTCGCGATAAATTCTGACCTGTGGTTGCTCTAAGGCACCTTGAAAAACAAAGGCCACGCAAGGGCTTGTAATCGCCTCTATCAACGTGGCCTGCCGTGGGTACGGTCTTAACGCCCGATGCTTGCGCAGCGCGGGTACGTGTTTCATGTAACAACTTGTCTTGTTAAAGTCAACTAGAGCCCAAAACTAAACGCGCAGGCTTCTCTGATTTTCTTTAGAAGATCAGCATCTAATTCATTGTTATTGTATATTCTTTTGCCATCCAGAGCTTTCCCGGTTCTGATCATATCCAGTCGGCTGAAGCTGGCGACTGTGATCATGTCGCACTTTGCCCACATCTCTGTTGCAGTCCATCTTCCGCCAAGCGGATCGATTTCAATCTTCACGTGGCATGCGGTTTGTAGATTGGGAGGGGTGGTACTCAAAGGAACTACTGTGCACAGTCCCGGTCCCTGGCGCTTTCGCGGTGAGATCACGACGACAGGGCGACGTTTTATCATTTCAGGGGCTTCATAGCCCCGATAGTCACAAGTAAGAAACCTGCCGGGTCGCGGATGAAATCTAATTGGCATCGGGCACTCGTTTACGGAGCCGCACGCCCGGGCCTTCGCCGTTCTCGGCGATGAAGATTACTCCGGCATTTTCCAAAGCGCGGGTTATTTTATCGAGCGTTGTGGCGTAACCGCTGGTGCTGCTGTTTTCGAATCTGGTGATAGTCATTGCGGAAACCCCGGCGATTTTTGCTAGGTCTCTGACGCCCAGTCCGAGTGCGGTTCGCGCCATCTTGCATTGCACTGGTGTTATCACTGTAATCAAACCTGTTGACATGGTAAACATTCGGACTTAACCTGTTCACAGAGTAATCAAGTTTGATGTTCTGGACAACAGGTGAATTGCAATGTCAGTTAAATTCGAACCGCCGAAAGGCATTACGGAATTGGATGATGTTTTTGATGTTCTCAAGTTGGTCGGTGACCGGGATGAGGATAGTCATCTCTCGGCTTGGCGCGAGGATCAGTTGCGGGTGATCCCGGCTGTGACGTCCGGCGAGCTGGAAAAGAAATTCGACATACTGGAAAGCTGGGTCAGTCCCGGTTGTAATGGG